GGCCGCGCCCTGGTTTTGGATGGTGGAGCGGTTGAAGTTGACGCTCATCAAGATGTATTTTTTGTCTTTGCCGGGTGTGGTGTACTGAACGTTGTCGTAGACCATCAATACCGTGTTGTCGGCAGCTGCAACCGTGTCAGTAACTGCTTTTTCGAAGGCCGCGCGGGCGTTTACGAGGGTCATGACTTAAAGCTTGGTGTAAAGACCGAATACGCTGCTATTAGACCCGGTTCTTACAAAAATGCGGCCAGGCCGTTTGTCGCCAAAGGTCTGCTGAACCAGTGAGCGCATTTCACCCTGAACAAAGTTTGCCACTTTTGGTGATTCAAGGGCAAACCCCGCATACTCAGCGGTGTTGCCGATATAAACCGTGGGTTGGCGCTTGTAATTGAATTCTGGAATACCAAAGCGCGGCTTTATCTGGCTGCCGACAGGCTTTTTACTCGTATGAACCCGCTGGTTTCTATTGGAGTCTCTGGTCTTGTAAATGTTTGACCATGGAGCAAAGTCTTGGCGTTTGTCCTGGGCACGAATCTTTTGCGTTGATGCTTTCCAGCTAGACGCAAAAAATCCTGTATCAACCGGGCTATGTTCCTCAGTGCTTAGCCCTTCGACAGTTCGCTTAATAAGAGCGTTGTAATCGCGATTGATTTGACGTTCCACGTCGGTAACGATCTGCCCGATCCCTTTCTTCTTTTTGGCCATCAGAACCTCACCTGAATAGTAAAGAAGTATTCCTGGTCACCCTTGAAGGTGCGAATGTCAGTGATTTGAGCAACGCGGTTAGAGCCCGCGTACTTCAAAGTGATGGTGTCTTCGAACGTGGGCTGGTTGTCCCCAATCAGATCTGGGGTGATGTAGAGCTTGGCTTTGCGCTCTTCGCGCCCTTCCTCCTCCTCAACATCGACAAACTCGATTGGCGCGTCAAATGAGTAGGCCGTATCCGTCGTCGTTAGCGCTCCGGTGCTGGTGTTGTAGGTCGGAGATGCCTTGCGGGTGTACGTGATCGTGTGATCAAGTGACTTACCTAGGTCGGCAACAACCGACTTAGCAACGCTTTTAAAAAGACTGTCGAGTGCGCCTGCCATCTCAACCCCTCACCATACGGACCTGATAGCTCCCACTACCGCCAAGACAGTAAGCACCAAGGTA